TTAGTTCTTCTACCATGTTAGCCTCCGATTATACAGATGAAGACGGCGAACGCGAGGAGGGCGCCGAACGCCAGCGATAGCCAGGCGGCGAGACTCATCGGGCGCCTCCGAACGAAAGCCATTCTTTCGGGATACTGACATCCCGGCGTTGTCCAAAATGCGAATACGCGGCGTAGCGCATCGCGTCCATCGCGTGGTCGTTGAACTTGACCGGCTCGTCGTAGACCCGGCCGCTGCGGTCCTCGCGGTACTTGTATGTCCGGATCTCCCGGATCAGGTTCGCGGCGCTGCTGTGGATCTCCAGCGTCTGCGCTTTGCAGAAGTCGATGCCGTCCTTGACGCTCTTGTCTGCCGGGCGGGCGTTGAACCCGGCGCGCCGGATCTCTTCGATGCGGTTCGGCTCGGCGCTGTCGGCGTAGAGAGGGGTGTCGCCGGAGATATACCAGATGCCGGCACGGGCCTTGAGCCAGGCAATCAGGTCGGTGTTGGTCATGCGGGACTGGTAGAGGATCTCCCAGACCTGCAAGCGGTCCGAGAGCTGTTTGATGCCGGTGATGGCGGTCGCGTTGTTGTAGCCGAAGTCGATGCCGATGCAGTCCGGATACGGGACCGGATAGTCGGCGACCCGATAGTTCGTGTAAATGACGTTCTGCAGGATGCCGGGTTCGCCGAGCGCGTAGATGCGGTAATAGTTCTCGTCCTGCTCGGCGAGAGCAAGGAGGTCTGCGATCCACTCCGGCGAGAGGTTGCGGATGTTGTCCCGGTACGTCGAGAGGCGGACGACGCGCCCGGGCTTCTCGACCTGCACCAGATCGGTCCAGGTCCAGTGCTGTGCGTCGATCGGGTTGAACGTGAAGATATACCGCGCGTTCTCGTTCGCCTTGTTCCGGCCGAGACGGAGGCGGAGCTGTCGGACGTCTTCAAGGTCGAAGTCCGTCGCTTCTTCCAACCAGATATGGGTGTATTCGGCACCCTTGATCTTCTCCGGATTATCGAGGCCGAGGAAGTCGATCCGATTCTTCCCGAAGAGCATGAAGGACTCGTTTTTGTTGTGCTCGATCCGGTCGTAAGCCCCCCACGCCTGCAGAATGCGGATGCAGTCCACGAGGAGGGTGTTCTTTAGCGCGGACAGCCATTTCCGGGAGAAGAGCATGCGGACCGGGGGCTGCTTCGTGTCGAGGAACTGCTTCAGAAGGATCTGTGCGACGCTAGTCGACTTGCCCGACCCCGACCCGCCGTAGAAGACGAGTTCCCGGGCGTCCGGATTCTCCTCGAAGATCCGGAGGAACCGGGAGTTGATAGCGGCGAACGGGACTTCGTCACTCATCCGGGACTCCCATGTCGACGGAGCGGAGGTTGATCACGAGGTCGCCGGAATGTTCGACCTTCTCAGCAGCGTCGAGCCCGAGGAGCTTCGCCCGGCGCTCCATGATCCGAAGGCAGCGGTCGATCGCCGTCTCGCTGCCCCCGGCATCGACGAGATCCCAGGCTTTGGTGTAGAGGTCATCAAGGCGCTGCAGTTCCAGGGCGCGAACGTGCTCGGCCTCTTCCCGGCACTTGTCGGCGAGGATCTCCAGCTCCGAGAGGACGTAGCGACAGGCGGTCTGCCGGGCGCACCCGAGTTCCTCCCCTATCTCCGTGTAGTTGAACCCTTTTTTCCGGAGGGTGAGCGCCTTGAGCGTCTTCTCAGTAGTCTTGATGCGCCGGACCGAGGTCTTCGCAGCTGTGCCGACGTTGGTCCGGGCCATGATTCAGTTCCCCCCTCCGAGCGCCGCCCGGGCCGTCAGCCAGTGGTAGAACTTGCGGTGCCAGTAGGGGACGTCGTAGTTGCGCCAGCCGAGGTAAGGCCACAGCCACCACACGAGCCGGTCGAAGGGCGTCTGCCACTCGTCCCGGAGCTGGTGCATGTCGTCCGCAGGCTGTCCGACCGCGTGCAGGAGTTCGTGCCAGAGGCGGAGCACGAGGGTCTCGATGTCGTCTCCTGGGCAGACACGGATCGCTGCCCGCATGGTGCAGGCGCCGCCCACGGCTCGGGCGGGGATAGCGTCGTCGAATACGTAGACGTCGCCCGCGTGGACCGGGAACGGGAAGCCCTGCCAGAGAGGGTCTGTCTCTGAGATAACGAGGGTCGGCGGCACCCCCGTCTGAATGTCGAACGAGAAGCAGGCGGGGATCTCAGCGAGGCGCGGTGCGAGGCGATCGCGGAGGGCGGCGGTCTTGAAGAAGAGGGTGAAGTGAGGCATGGACCTCACTCCGGGACCCGGCCGTCCCCACCACCGGTCAGGGCGCCGTACTCGATCCGGTACCAGCCTTTCGCGTGAGTTACATAGTAGACGGTCCTTCTGGAGGCTTCGGCGGCGGCGATTTGTGCGGTGACGTCGAGGCGATCTTCGGGCGAGAGGCCGGAGAGCACGAAGGACCGGGTGGCGTCGCTCATGGTGTAGGTGTGCGGCGGGAGCTGTTCGATGACGTCAGGCGGGACAGGGTCGACGTTGTCCTGATCGTAGAATCGGGTGACGTCTTCCTTCTCCTTGGCGTTCGCCTTTGCCTCATTGTTCTTGAGGACGGCGACAATTGCGTTGATCAGCGCGACGAGCGCTGCGATGATCGCGGCGATCTGTTCGGGTGAGATGGATTCTATCATTTGGGTGCACTCCAAATTTGAATAGTGGAGTATTCGCGCCCGGAATAGAAAAAGGGGGCTGATTATGGCAATTTCGGCACTTTCGGCACTTCTGCCGTTTTCGCCGCCCGCCAACCCTTGAGGACTCGATGGACTACCTCAGCCCGGGTGAGGACCTCACCGGGCTTGAGGAGATAGCAGAGCCGGGCGATCTCGGCTGCGTCCTCGTGAGTTATCTCAATCCGCGGCATACTCGTCTCCTTTAGGGGCGGAAACTACTTTGCAGATATCCCTCGTCCCTCCCCGGACTGCGGCGACCTCGGCGGTGAGGGCGAGGTATCGCCGGTCCGGGTAGACTGTGATCAGGAGGTGTGGGGTCTCGGTGCCGGCGGGGTTGGAGGGGAAGACGTGACCGGTCCGGCGGCGCGGCTCGCACCGGAGCAGGGGCGCCGGGTCCGGGTCGTAGAGGAAGACAAAGGCGTTCTCCTGGAGGAGGCGGGCGGCGTCAACAGGGGCTAACCAGTGCTCGACCTCCTCGATGATCACGCGGAGCCCGCCGCGGCCGTCGGGGCGGATGTTGCCGGGCGGCGGGGTCATGGCTGCTCACCCTCTGATAGAGAGTATTCGGCGTCTTTCGCGGCACTCTCCGGCATGGTGGATTCGATGGATGCCTCAAACCCAGTTGCTCGAACTTCGAACCCTGCTCGGCAATCCTGACACCAACAGGTGAACCATGCCCCCTTGACTACCGGGCCGCGGTCCTCTCGGCCAGGGATCGGGATCGTATAATCATAGTCTGCCCAGAAGTTCTCGACCGATACCCGGTGACTGCCACACCCTGGGCAGGTGATCGGATAGGTCATAGTCGCTCGCCCCCCTCTGCCGGCGGTTCCCAGTCCGGACCGTCCCGCTCCAGCGGGCACCAGTCGGGGATGAGAGGGTGGTCGGTGAACTTGCGCGTCCGGATGATGCCCCCTTCGTCGCACCAGGTGGTGGCCCGGCAGCTCCGGGAGCCGACGGCGTGCGGGCACTCGTCGCAGAGGTCGACGCGGATGATCCGGGTCATTGCGATCGCCTCCTTCGCATCTCCTCAAGCCGTGCCTCGACCCGCTCGGTGATATCCGCCGTCGTAACGATGCTCCCCACGAGCCCATCGGCGAAGATGTGCGATTCGAGGTATGCGATCAGGGCCTCGTGCTCGGCAGCGACGTCGTCCTCCACGTGGATGACGAGGCCGACGGAGATGTGCCTCATAGCTGAGACCTCCCATCGGTCGTGCTCCGGGCGTAACGGGGCGGGCCGTAGAGGTCGACAGTGGCCGACTGCCTCTGATCGATCAGCGCTATGGGGCAATCCTCCTTGCAGCACCACCTCGGCTCGTCCGGATGCCCACAACCGCCGCCGGTCAGCATCCCGAAATAGGGGCAGTCTTCTGACCGGACATTGACGCGCCACCTCCGTCGGGTATTGTTAGTCATGGCCGGCCTCCATGCAGCACGTCGCGCAACCTCTCCGGCGAGCACCCATCTGACGATCCTTGACCTCCGATCAGGACCGTATGGATAACCGATATCTCCTGCAGTCCGCATTCCATACACTCTAAGGCGTACGTCCGCACGATCAGGACCGGGTCTGCGTGTTCAATGGATTCTCGAATCTGAAGAAATATCCGGCACCCACACCGTTCGCACTGGAAATGGATCGAGTGGGGTATCCCGTCGCGCCCGGTATGCGCGAGGTAGTTAACCACAGCGTCCCAGCGCGAGATCATGGCCGCTCGCCTCCTGTCAATCCTTCGGCGAGGTTTCGCCACCGGTGGTCGTCGGCGTCGATGCCGGACTGATAGAGTAACCAGGATTTGATTGCGTCAGGGTCTCCGGTATCGACTCGTTCGTTTTTCAAGATTCGTCTCAGTTGTCGCCATTCGTTTGTCGTGAGAATGATTGTGTGCGTCATACTTCGCCTCCGCTGCAATCGCCCAAAATACCAATTTTACTCTGATTAGTAGTTGTTAGTAGTAGGATCAGGTCCGACCACTGCAGGACCGCGAGCGGCTCCTCCCGGTTGCGCTTAATCAAGAGGAGTGGAGTTAACCCTTCCTTCTCGGCGTTCCGGGTGCATTGTCGCCACCATGCCGGGAGCGCGATCGCTTCCTGGGCTTTGCACTCGACGCCGAACGGAAACCGCTCGCGGGCCGCCGGCGAGAGATAGAGATCACAGCCGGACTGTCCCATCGCCGTGCTCTGGACGTCACCGGGGTCGATGCCGAGGCGGTCGACCAGGTCATCCCGGACTCTGTTCTGGAAGGCTTTCCCTTTCTGTTTGCGAGATTTCGGCGTTGTTGCTACCATCAAGGTCGCCTCCTGTTGATTTTTTCAAGCGGGCTTCCGCCGAGATAGTAG